TTCATAGCGTTGTTTTTCTACGTACAACTGACTACTAATTGCAGGTGGAGATAATTCTTTTATCTTTCCTTCTCTTAAAGCAGATGGATTAGCACGTATAATAGCATTTGGTACAAACCATTTTTCTAATTCTTCTGGGTCAATAGCACCATCTTCATAAATTAATTTAAAACTTGCTGTGCTTGTTGCATGTGAAATAAGTAAGGCTTCTGTCCTGTTTAACATTCTTTGTGGAGTTTTTGCATGTCTTACATCTCCAGCAGGATATGGATTTCCATTATGCTCATTACATGCAGGAACAATAGGATAATCTTCTATTGGAAGAACAATATCGTAAATCATTATGTCACCAACAACAAATGTTTCACGAACTCTTGTTACAAATATTTTTTCTTCGTCTACTTGATTTTCTTTAATATAGGCTTTATATCTTTCTGATTTTTTAAACTCATCATATTCTTCTTTAGTAAAAGATTTTTGTTTACCAGTAAGATTGTCAGTTAATAAAACTTGTTCTTCATTTACTTTAGACCAGCGTATGTATCTTCTAACTTTTGGCTGTCCATCATCTGTTACATCTGCACTTCTTATAATATCATCACGATTGTATTTAGAGGTAGCATAATCGTCATCTCTATAATCTTCGTTAGCTTCTTCTATCTCATCAGCGTAATCAGGGAACATAACTTTCATTGCTGACTTTGTGCTTGTATCAGATAAGATTATTGAACTAGCATCTTTAAAAAATGGGTCAGTACAATTAGGGTCTACATAAATATTTTCTGGAGCAACTCTTTTTACTCTTATACCACCTCTACCTTGCTCAGACTGCCAATCAGGATATACATACATATATCCAATTCCTTTTACTGTAAAGTCTTTTACTATACTTCTAAAATGTCTATCACCGTCAGAGTCATACCATATCTTATCTAAAAGTTTATTATATATAAAAGCAACTTCCGAATCTGTTTTACCAGTAGGACGTACATCCCATTCTGGACTGGAACCTGCAACATTAGAAAGCACTTGCTCCACAGCAGGTCTAATTTTATTATTAGCTTCAGGAGGTTGCCCAACAGATACTAAGTAATCTTTTTGAGATTGCGTTAATTGTAAACCTAAATAAAATTCTTCATCTTCTGCCATTTGAAATTTATGTTCTTCGGCTGATGATTGATAATAAATATACTCTTCATTTACGTCAGATGGTTTTAAATCATCAAGACGTATATTTTTTAGACTTATCATGTTACTATATATTACCTATAAAAATCTATATTATGCAAATATAGTTTCGCCAGTTTCCCAATCAACACCACGGAAGGTTGAAACACCTTTGTATTGTATTCCATCTTCATCGTATCCATGACGAGGAGCATATATATCATCTATTGCCCATCGCAATGCATCTAGTGTATCTTTTTTGAAACTACCATGTTCTTTAAAATTTAAAAGCTCTTGCTCAAGCTCCCAATGATTATCCATTAAGAACATTGCACCACTTGCAAAATATGGTTGTAGTTGTTTAATCCTGTAAAATTTACTTTTAATAGCTTTTTTAGGATTAATATTATAAAACTTACCTTTCTTTTTAGATTCACGCATCATATAGTCAGACAACATAACATGACCTGTTTCTTCAATATTGATAAGTTTTGGTTTATAAAATTCTATCATTTCAAATAACTTGTCTGCTAAGTTCATTGGTGTCATTTGACCTCTGTGATAGTCAATAACATATATATTATTATCCATATCGACAGCAATCACCATAATAACAGAAAAGTCAGCTTTAACATTTTCACTTGAAGCAGGGTCAACACCCATAAATACATTTACAGGTATATCCCATATTTCATCTTCATTCTCTACAGAAACAATAGAAAAATCATTGTCATTTTTAAAATGACCACTCCAATAGTTTATATCTTCCTTTTTAAATACACGGAAGCTGTCATCCATTGGTATGTTTTGATATTCTTGATAAAAATAAGCTACATCACCTTCTGAAACTAATCTATCTCTTTCTTCTATAAGCCAGCTATAAGGTCGGTAATCTTCCCAAAGCACTTTAGGTTTACCTTTTTTATCTAAAATTTCTTTACCACTAGCACTAAAAAACCCTGCATCGTTCTCTTGTAGAATAGCTTGAAAGAACATACTATCCCAACCTTTAATCTTTTTCTTACCTTTTCTGTCGTATGCACGTGGTCCAGCTATACGATTAAGGTACGAGTCTTCGTCAACAATAGTTCCAATAAATATTAACTTTGAATCTTGTGAACCTGCTACAACTGCACCATTTAACCAAGACCTAAACTGGTCTCGAAGTGTTTGCGTTGCTGTATTTCGTTCCCCCTCACCATCATCAATAATCGTTAAGGTAGGTCGATAAGCACCGTACTTTAAACCACGAACCTTTTGACCTGTACCTCTAACTAATACTTTACAATAACTATTAGGTAAACCTTCTTCATCAAATCCTGATATAAATTCTTTTTCTTCTTTACCCCATATCCTACCTCTTCTATCTCCAAAGAAGTATTTTAACTTTTCATTAAATTCTACCTCGTTGCCAATAGTTTCTAAATAAAACTTTGATTGTTTTTCTGATTCGGATATCAATAGTACAAACTTTTCCTCTCCAAATAGAATTCTGTGCAATGGGTATATAAGATTGATAAGGGTAGACTTTGCATGACCACGAGGAGCAACAACTGCTAATTTGTCTCCAGCATTTAATTTTAACAACTTAGCTACAATATCTTTATGAAACTGTGGGGATTTACTACGCACATGATGGTGCATAGGAAGTTTAGGGTCTCCTAATATAAACTTAGCAAAAAAGAATATATCAAGATACATTCTCTTCATTAATGCTTGTCGTTCTTCAACCGTGTATTCTAGTTGCATCTTCCTTAAGTCGTTTCATTCGTAAAATCTCAGCGCTGAGATAGACACAAGCATCAAGGAGTTCCTCTAATGCTTCTTGCGTGTATTCTCTATGGTCATTTACAGGAACATCTTGCTTGTATTTCTTTTGACCTGTATCAAGTCTATTTGAAATTAGCTCTTTAATTTCTTGATTGACACCTTTTTTTTCTTTTTTTTCCATTTTCTTACTTTCCCTAATGTAGTTTTTAAGCGAGAACTACCATCTGTGAACTTTGCTTGCCCTGTAGAATATAATTTACGCATCTCCAGCTCCTGTTATATATTTTTCATAGTAATCTAAACGTGATTGCAAGTCGTCATTCTCTTCTAAAATACTTAAAATAAACTCATTGAGTTTAGGTTCTACCAATAAATCTTTTCCATCTAAGTTTATTATACCAGCTTTTGAATCATCAATCTCAACCGATATTGTCAACTTTGGTATCTTGCGCTTCAAGTACACCATCAATTCCTTTATTCTTAACAATATGCATCAACTTACCAATATCTTTATCAGAAAGTTCTTTACGTGCTTCTG